CTACCCCATAATTCGTTGGCCGTTCCTTCGTCGCCTACTCTGCCAATCGTGAAGCTTATCATTGTAATTTCATCAGCTGCGTCAACTACAAATTTCTTGTATTCGTAATTGTAAGGCTCTACAAACCAGAAGCTTTGAACGTAAGCGTCAATTTTAGCAAGTGCCTTTTCCTGTCTTGCGTTTAGTGTAGTTTTGATTTCCATGTTCTTCATCCGCCTCTCGTGAGTAACTAACTTATAATTATATTATATAGGAATATACTCAACTTGTAAAGCCTTTTTGAACATTTATTTAAAATAAAAATGAAGGCGTTTTGAGCACCTCCATTAGTTTGCTGCTACACTAATTTGACTCTGGTTAGGACTGTTTGCTTTTCGCTGCGGTATTCTGAATGCTCTTTTATAGTTGCCTTGATTGTGACGAGTTCGCCTTCCTCAATTCCTACTGAGTATTCGCATCCATCTACGACTTTGCGTCTGCACAAGAAGGTTGAAGTTTTCCAGACTAAAATGTTTCCGTTGGCGTCTTTGAACCTGTAAAGGCTCATCATTCCGTATGAGGTTTCATAACGTGCTTCCTTTTCAAGTGTGACTTCAACTTGAATCTTGTCGCCTGCTTTGCCTACATACTCTAGCTCTGCAAGTTTGGCAGCACGTTCTTCAACTCTAGCCGCTTCGCCTGCTGCTACAATTTGTGAGCATGCAAGGGATAGAGGAGTTTCGCTGCTTCTAGTTGCAAGCCATAGCAGGTATGAATAATCTTCTTCCGCTACCTCTAAAATTGACTTATGATTATATTTTCCAAAGTAGATTTTAGAATCACCTGACAAGTATTTTTCTGTGTCTGCTTTTACAATAGCAGCTTTCGCTTCTTCACGTTTTATTCTTGCGGCTTCAAGTTTGGCTTCATGTTCTGGAGTGTATTCTTTGTCATTGTAGCAATGAATTCCTGAGCCGTTGCAAGTGTAGCAAATGCCGCCGTCAATCATGTAGTATTCGGGAATGTTTCCAGTACCGGCGCATGCAGGACATGCTTCAACTACTGCGAAATATTTAGTGTGGTTACGGTCTTCTCTGATGAATGTTTTTGAAAGGATTGTCATTTCAATTACCCCATTTCCTCATATCTAACTTATACTTATATTATATAGGAATATACTTCAGTTGTAAAGAGGAAAGGAGCAATTAATTGACATTTATTTTATTTGAGGTTATTTATTAATTGAGGGAAAATCTGAGGTATGTCGTCAATGACATCGTTCAAGTCAAGTTCTTCCTCTTTCATGTAACTTGGGTATTCAATAAGCGCTGCTACTTTACTATTGAACAAAGCTTTGAGTATTTTATTAGCAGCTTCCTGTCCAGGCTCATCCGGGTCCATAGCTATAATGATTCTTCTGCATTTCAAGTTCTTCAGCAAGTCCATTTGAATGCCGCCGCCAAGACCCATCAAAGCTACTGCCGGAATATTATGCTTCCATAATGACAAGGCATTAATGATACTTTCAGTTACGACGACAGTCATTGCATCTGCTGCGTATAAACTTAGTTCATATTCGCCGTAAAGATATTCAGTCTTTGGAGCCCTTTCTTCGTACTTATGAAACTTTGCCTTCACTCCTCGGCGCTGAAGGAAGACTGTTTCGCCTTGCATGCTACGAACGGGAAAGGTGATGCAGTCCGAATCTTCATCATAACCTATATCAAACTTTGCAATCAGTTGGTCTGTCAAGCCTCGCCTATACATGTAACTATGAATCCATCTGTACTCATCAAGGACATCGTCACTGATAGGTTCAACTTCCGTTCGTCTAATAGTTGCAGCCTTTTTACTTCTGTCAAAGTTTAGTATAATAGGCGTCCGCATTACTTCCTCAGTTGACAAGAAGTTTTCTTTAAGCCATTGGTTCCCGAAGAATCCTCCGTCATGCTTGTCAAAAACATCTGACACGAATTTAGGTAGCTGCGCCGTGTACCCGCATGTGAAACAATGGACCATTCCAGGCTCATACATTTTACTTCCTGAGTAACTAACTTCACGGCTCATTCCGCATGAAGGTTTTCGTTCTTGGCCGTTGCCATGGAAGGGACATGTGAATTGTAAATTGTCTGCAAGCGACTTAGTTTTCTTGAATAGAAATTCGCCGCTGCGTTCAAGTTCCATTTTTAGGTTAGTGATGATGTCTTCAGGCCTTGCATCAATTTCAAGTCCATTTATCTTCATAGCCTACTCACCAAACAAGTCTTTCAGCATACGTTCCATGTTTGCCATCATTTCGCCGATTACTTTTGCAACTTCATCTGACTCAAGTTTCATGACTAATTTCAAATCATTTCCGTGAGCTTCACGTTCAGTGAGTTCACGCTCAAATAGCATAGGCTTTCCGCCGTGCCTATGAACATATACATAGAGGTCTTCAACTGCAGCTTCACGAATTGTCATCTCATCTGAGAAGATTAATACAGTATCCTGCTCAGCCGTAAACCAATTATCTTGATAAAGAACTTCAGTTCTTGTGACGGTGACTTCTTTGCCTAAATATGGAAGATAGTTTTCACTAATAATCACGCCGCCTACATTTTGACCTACCTTTAAATCTCGTCTAATAACTACCTTTTCGCCTGCTGCAATTTTACTCATTTCATTTCCTCCTTAAAATGCTTCTATTCCTTCGCGACTTACTTTGCTCCTTAGTTCACGGTTCACTTTGCTTGCCTTAGCTTTGAACGGCGCAACGGGTGCTGACTCATCATCGTCATCTTTAGTACGCAGCCCTGAGGGAACATACACTCCTGAGTCAACGTCCCAAACATACTCAAGTATAGCACCAGATTGTCCGTAACGATTTTTCGCAATGTTTAATGACAATATATCTTCATCCGTACCCATACCAATTACCCGGGTTGCATTTTGACCAACGCCATCTGACTCAGCTAGATGCTCAAGTTCGGGAACGCCTGACGAACCTTCTTTTGTTGACCTGTTTGCCTGTGAGTTTAGAATAATTGGAACGCCGTGTTTAGCAGACAAGTTGAATAGTTCTTTTGACATGTTACCATATTTGACACGCTGCACATCTCTAGTCTGTATTGACTCAACCATCAGTGACAATTGGTCAACGCCTACCAAGTCCGGCTTATACTTTTGAATAAGTGAGTCAAGCATTGCCGGACTCATTTGTTTGCCACCCATCATTTCTGGCGTTACTACTATAAAAGCATTTCCTGCTTCTGACATCACGCTTATGTGGTCTTGATATTCGTCCCAACTGTCGTCAGCAAGTTTGCCGCTTGTAATGCCTTTATTAGATAAATTTGTTATCAATGTGTCAATACGTGCTCCGACTTGGTACTCACCCATTTCACCTGAGTAAAGTAAAATACTTTTTCCCTGTTGCCAATTATGAGCAAGCATCTTGTCCATCGTCCATGACTTACCTTCACCGGGTCGGCCTGCTACTACAATCAAATCCTCACCTGGTAATAGGCCACCCAATATTTCATCTAATAAGTCAAAGCCTGTTTCCAAACCTAGCAGCCCTGGATGGTTTCTTATTTTAGTAGCCCAATCAAGACGCGACTTTGCATTCTTCGCGATGTCGACGCCGCCTACAAAACTTGAAGTCTGTAGTAGCTGCTGCACTTTTGGCAGCATGTTCTTGACTGCTTCCGAACTATCAACTTGCATGTCGGCCGCCGCTTGGTTTAGTATAGGTACCATTTCATTATACATTCTTTCTTCACGCAACTTGTCTACTATATAAGCATCCGTTTCGGATACGTTTAGAAGACTGAAGCCTGGAAACTTTTCAAGTACAGTTTCATCATCAGGCACTTTGCCATAATTGGAAACATGCTTTTGAAAGAATTCATACTCTTCTGCATATTCGGAAAAGTATGAGTCGTCAATACCATTGTTGATTAGAACTGACATGCTGCCGTCTAATAGAACTTTGTTTAGTGCCTGCAGTTGTATGATAAAAATCGCCTCCTAATCAATTTCGTCTAAATCCATGCCGCGAACATTTGTGCTGAATAATTCGCAGCATGCTGACAGATGAACAATTCTACTTGAAAGCCGCTGCCCTAAATTCTCAGTCAGCTGCTCATAGTTGAAGTTAGTTGTATAGATATTTGAAAGTCCTGAATCAATGCGCTCATTAATGAGTGAATAAAATAAAGGATAGTTCACTTTGTTTAAGCTGCCGCCGCCTAACTCATCCCAAACTACAATGTCGGCCGCCTTAATTTCCTCAATCATTTTCCTGAAATCATTTGTGCTTCTAAAATTGTAATCCGACAAGTCTGCTAACATAGTAGGAACTGATATAAACTTGCCTGAAACTTTTGTGCCGTTGCCGATTGCGATTTCTGCGAAGTAGCGCTGCATGAGCTTAACCGCCCATGAAGTTTTTCCATTGCCTCCCTCTGAACTTAGCAGCAATATATTCAAGCCTGCCTGAACATTCTCAACTACGTTGCCTCTAATATCCTCTAAATACT